GCTGAACATCCACAGACCGAAAAACAAAACAGCCCACACCCACCCGTTAAGTAATATCGTGATTGCCTTTTTCATGGCGCTTCACACTCATAACGAACAACACCGTCCAGCGGGTAACCCTGCAGAGGCTTACAGTAATTCGGGAGTGAATACAGATAACAACCCGCCAACAGAGCAGTAGTCAGCAGGATGATAGCAATGATGATCAACGTTAAGGGGTTCCGTGGCATACCGCGTTCTCCGTATCCCGCCGGTTAATCAGTCCGTGCCACTGCTTGCCACCGGCAAATGTCCAGCGCTTCATTTCGCCACAGGCACCCGCGATATCACCGGTATTGAGTTTCCGCAGCATCGTCGAGCGCGAGAACGCGCCGGGGCCGACGTTGTAGACAAATGAATAGATGGCCGCCCGGGTATTGTCATCAATCGGCACCTTAATCATCGGATCAACCGCACGCCGGACTTTCGTCAGGTCGTCATGCAGTAGCGCTTTACATTCAGCATCCGTATACAACTTGCCGGGCTGAATGTCACTGCCGGTATGGCCATAACATACGGTGAGCACTCCGGCCACATCACGATAAGGCATATACTCAACACCTTCATATGCGGGGATCAGCACCAGCGCACCGGCAATTGCCCCGGCAGTACAAGCGGCCATTACCTTTTTAACCAATCGCTTATTCATGATGTTCTCCGGCTTTAACTGGAATTCCTTCCGTTTGTAATACCAGTTAACCAGGAACGTACCGACGGTACAGATGATCCCGGCAACAATGGCCAACTGATCCAGAGATAAAATGCCAAAGGCAGAGGTTATAAGCCCCCAGGCATATGCTGTAGGGCTGGAATATTTGTCAGACATGCGCATATCCACCCCCTGCGGAGTGTTCCGTATGTTGAGTGATAGGGAAATACCGCAACCGGGTTATATGTTTTAAACAGGTTAAAGTAAGGTGGCTGCGGCATTATTCGGAATCCCACCAGCGGCAGGAAAGCAATAAGAAGAGCACTGTGACCGAATACGGATTAGGTAATGAGCCTGTCGTATTCCAATGCTCTTATTGTTGCGGGCAATAAAAAAGGCCGCACATGGCGACCTTAAGGTTAATTTTGTGAATGTATATATAATTCAACTGCTCGTATCGTTAATAACATTAATCAAGGATTATATATGCTTAAATCTCTTCTGACTTTCGACCAGATGATAACTCCTAAACTTATTACTGTACTTTACTGGCTTGGCCTGATTGGTGTTCTGTTTTCCGGTATTGCAACTATTTTTGTCAGTAATGCCTACGGTGGCGGTTTTTTCAGCGGACTTATCAGCGGACTGGCTACTATCATCTTCGGCGGACTAGGTGTCCGTATTTCCTGCGAACTGATTATTCTGTCTTTCAACATTTACGGAAAACTCAAAGAGATCGCGGAAAACACAAAACCACAATAATTTTATGGTTGACACGCAAACGATAATAATTATCATTTAAATTAATACCGGTTTGTCAGGTATTGCTCACATTGACATTGCTCCTAGTATTTACTACCGACACCACTGATCCGGTGTCGGTTTTTTTTAATACAAAAACCAATGCAAAAACTGACGCATATCATTAACTGTTACTGTGCACGCCATACATTACTGATGCTCGAAGGCCAGCATCAGTCAGCATGGGCATCAATCAGGAATATTCTTATCATTCATCAATGTGCTGCAGCAGAAATAATCCTTGCACGTAAGGGCTGGAAAATTTCTGTCATATATAATGATCGATTCGGCTTTCCTGTATATGCCATCAGAAGCAAAAACGGAAGGAGGTTAAAGTGTTGCTATGATGACTATAAAAAAGAAATGACAAAGATCAGATAACAATTAAATAACAATCAGCCTAATCATAATTATAAAATGCGTAAACTGTAGCCATTACTGCGCCACTGAACATACAATATCCATATACTAATACGTATTTTTTCTTCTGGTTTTCTTACGATATAACAATACAACTGCAGGAATAGCAAATGCATTAAAAATCAAAAAATTAGTTAGTGGCAATACTCCACCATGAATAAGCACTGGAATCAAATTAAACATCACAATACTGACTATCAACCACAGCCCCCTGACTGGCTTTAACATCTCTTGTGATTCATTTTTGTCAGCATCAGATATCCGGTCATTAACCTCTTTACTGGTCATATCATGCTCAAAATCCGATAATACCATACTGATAATAATAACTGTTATCCATTAAGATAACCAGCATAAAAACGTATGCAGACAACCGGACGCCTTTATATCACCCTGAGTGATAATCAAAACAAGACATCTCACCATAGTTAATCTTTTTTAATTATATTACGTGTAAACACATACTATTACGCTATAATATTAAAGTAACAAAAACCTGATTTTATATGAAAATAATATCGTTTATTCTTTATGCCGGTTATTCCCAAACCGGCTTTTTTTATGCCTGAAATGAGTGGCTGATTTAGTTCAGGCAGACTGCCCCACGCTACCGGAACCTCATAACAATTATTCAATTATTCCGAAAAACTGAACATGTGAACTATCCGGAAATTCCGGAGAGTTGAGCCTGTAAGGTTATCACTGATTCTCTTCATCATGCTGGTTTATGCATAACGGACATAAAACCACTGCCCCTCTTGCCACAACGATAGCCTGCTGAACCGCAGCGTGCTCACCCCAGTAGTATCCAACATACACTGTACTTTTTGCCTGTTGTAATTTCGGGCATGCCTCTTTATGCAGAACAGAACTAGTATCGCTGCCCGGTAACGTCAAAAAATAATCCATATACCCCGCCTGTCATTCTTTTATTCACAGAAATATGAATAACACCCTGACAAGGATTTTAAAAATTAGAAAAATTGTTGATTTCGGCTTTAGTCTGCTCAAACAACCCCGCTTCCATCCCGACACCCAATACCCGGCTGTTATGCTTCAGTGAGGCTTTCAGTTTTGCTCCTGCCCCCGACGGGCACACCACCTTCCTCCTTACCACCGGATTTGCACTATATTTAATACAGACAGAGCAAATGTATCGTTTAGTCACCGGGAGGATTTATGTATAAAAATATTCTGGTAGCGATTGATATAGCTGAGGATGATATTTTTGGAGAAGGACTGACATCAAAGCTTCCGCCACACGTTGAATATATGGCTGATAAAACACATACGAACGTACACTTTTTTACAGTAATTCCATTTTTCCCGAATTTCGCATCTTATGCGCGGGAATATGACGTATTGTTGGATGAAAGAAATAAAATCACAGACAAGGCACTATCTAAACTTATTTCAATTACTAAGATTTTTAATATTAACCCGGCCAATACCCACCACCATGTCAAAACCGGCAGCCCGATAGACCAGATATTAAGGCTATCCACAGATATAAATGCAGACCTGATTATTATCGGGTCACGCCAGCCGACAATAACCACCAGACTACTCGGCTCTACCGCAGCAGCCGTAGTCCGCTATGCAAAAGCCTCAGTTTTAGTTGTCCGCTGACACCAGACAGGCGCCCGCTTCGGCGGGCTTTCCTTGTATGGCGGCCGCGGTTATAAAAATCTCGTTTTGTTTTAATATGAAATGCTAAATTTTATTTATAAGCACCCTTGTAACTCTGATTCGCTTTAACAGCCATTATTATCCGGTTACAGATATAAAAAAACCCCGCAAGTGCGAGGTTTACGAACAATTGTGACCACATATCAAATTACTATTAAATATGGCTCAAATTATTCACTTTTGCAAGTTTTAGCTGTATTTTTGCGCCATATCTCTGCTCTGTTGCTTCTCATTTTCCGCAGCGCTCCACAGTCCAGGGTTTTACAAATCAATCGCAGTTCCTGCCAGTGCTTTTCATAGTGCATATTCCAGTTATTCCGCTCAACACCCACCAGCTCGGCCAGTTCAGACTGATAGTAATACCCGTCTTTGTTCAGGGTGTAATCCTGTACTGCCAGCCATACCAGCGCCCTGAGTCGTTCTTTTACTTTCTTCGATACCCGGCGGCCTTTAATCCGCTCCTGCATTTCATTCCATACATAGGCGGTGATGGTGGTCTGGTGTGAGAACTTCAGTTCCTTACCATAGCAATACAGCAGCCAGGACTGCTCTGCCTCGTCCAGTTCCATAATTGCCCGCCGCCAGGAGCAGTTCTGATAGTCCACCCGGTCAATAAGTGGCATCGGTAGCACGGAATAGTGTGTTGACCAGCAGGATACCGCCTCGGTTTCCCGGCTTATCTTTCTGCCGTTCACGGTAATATCACGGGGCTTTCTTCGTGGGTAGCGCGTTGTGTTTCCCAATACAAATCCCTCAAATGCTTCAAGCTGGCCTTTGGTTCTGCTGCTGTGATCAGTCATTGCGATGGTCGCCATATCCCGCAGGTACTGAAAATCGTGCTCAATCATCGTTTATCTCTCCGCGCTCCGTACAGCGCATTAACCAAAAACACCGATCCCGTATGACCGGTTCATAAACTTAAATAACAACTCCAGCTGGCTGCCGTGTTTCCGCTCCCAGGCGTTCACATCCCGGTGTAACTCGTCATGGTGAATACGGCACAGCGGGATGGTGAAAATATCGTGTGCCTTTGTGCCGGTACCGCCGGTGCCGTGCCCGATGATGTGATGCGGGTCATCTGCCTGCTGACCACATACGCAACACGGCTGACTCTTCACCCATTGCAGGTACTTCGGACACTCCCAGCGCTTTAACTTCGGGATCCGCATAAAACTTGCTGGTGGCTCCGGTTCTATATCAGTAGTAACGACCGGTTTTATCTGCTCTACGATGTCCTGAACAATCTGGCTGTGTGAGCGCGCCTGGTGAACGATGGAATGCTCCGTCATGGTGCCGGTTATCTCTTCTTCCGGTGACTGCATCAGAATGTAAGAGCAGATAAAGGCCGGAAGATGCTCACTGACACGATGCATCACAGACCAGGTGAACAAATCGGAAGGATTCAGAAGATGGCCGCCGGGCAGCCGCAGGTCGGTAAAGATACTGCGTGCCACAAATGCCCGCTGGTTGCGTAACAGAATTTTGTCCGCCTGCTGCTGGCAGTACTCTCCCTTCCTGAGAATATTGTCATGATGCCAGCACGTCCGGATAAAACCGCCTTTGTGGCGGGTCATGGTCAGTTCATGGTGATGATACGGATCTGCTTCATCGTCAATCTGGCAATGATTTACTGATGAAACGTAATGACGAAATCCCTGTAAACCACCGGCAGCTTTTACCACGGCAGGATTGTCCAGGAAACGCAGTACCCGCTCATCTGTCAGCAGCGGCTGTGCATCTGCCGGAACGCGGCCGGACGGAATGCCATCCATTGAACGGGGAGCCGCACTGACAACATAACGGGCACCGTTCCGGAAGTTGCAAATTTCAGCACCGGGGTTAAACATCAGGATCCGGGTATCTTTCTGAACAAAGCCGGTTAACAGGTAATTCATCAGGCCACCGCCGGAGTCATCATCAGTGCCAGCAGTTCCGCTGATTTGCTCTCAAAGAAATGCGGCTGCGTTTCCCTCGGGTTCGCCGGAGATGTGATATTTTTGCCGTACAGAAGCCCCTTTGATGTGACAGACCAGAACAGTTTTTGTGTACCCTTCGAACCCGGACGGGCTTTCTGTTCGACAATCCCCAGTTCAGCAAGACGTTTGTATGCTTTAGTCGCAGACAAGGCTGCATTGTGATTTTTCAGCAGCGTAGTCAGAGAGGTTGTCGGTCTGCTGGAGCCATCCACCGCGCCCGCCGGTGCATCAATCGCATAGGAGGGAGCCAGATCCGGAAGACCAGCCATTTTTTGCAGTTTCTGATACCCGCCCAGTTTTGAGGAATTCGACAGATTCAGCGTTTTCGCCATAGACTCCAGCAGGATAGCGCCTGCCTGTACCTTATCGGCCAGCTGTACCGCCTGCTGTGTTCCGGCCACCGCATCGAACGTGCGGATAACCTTCAGGTTGAACAGCGGGCTTATCCACATGGCATAGGCATAAACAACCTCACGGGCAACATATGTCCCCTGCTCCGTACCGCCGCGAATGGTGTTTACAGAGGCGATGCTCATATCTGAGCATCGGTCAATTTCTGAACACAATGCCTGTGTTGATTCCATCCGCATAAAGTTAGATGGCTTATGGCGCTCTTCACCCCCGGCGGCACGGTGTAAATCATTCAGGCAATAGCGACCGGCCATGTCCCGGCGCACATTAATACCGTCAACAATAATCAGATTGCTCATCGTTTATCTCTCCGCTCATTAAGCGCAGCCGTATACTGCGCCTCACATCGCCAGACCGTTTTTTCTTCTCAGTTCCCGCTGCTTTGCCGTGAAAACCGTAAATAACCGGTTATAGACGGATACAAATTCCCGTTCGGTGAGAGTGGCCCGGTTCTCTTCCGGTACCGGGTCCGTACAGCGGACCTTTTTTACTCCCCGCCGACAGGCTGCCACCAGTTCCTCATATTCGCGGACTTTCTCCTGTGCATCCGGCAATATCCGGAAAGCCATCCGGTCATTCCCCCGCCACCGGGTCGGCGTGACAGCTTCAATCTTCGCTAAAACCCTGACAGCTGACTGGCTGATACTGCGTGATACGCCGTATTTCTCCATGATGTACCCGGAGGTGATTTCAGTTCCGGCCGGTTCCTCTGCCGCAATTCGGGTGTAAAGCATCATCACGCAGCCTCCCGTTCTTTTGCGGCCTGCTCTGTGGCCTGTTTCCAGTACCCGCGAAATGCTGCTCGTCCGGCAATTTCATTCATCCGCCCAATGTAGGATTTGTGTTTTGCGACCAGCTCCTGTACGCGGTTTTCTGGCTTCCAGTCGGAGGATGAGAACATTTTTCTGAAGACTTCATCGCACTCGGTGGTGTCGATGTTCTTTGAGTCCGCAGAGCGTTTAAATCCGGCGGCCGTATTCAGCCAGTATCTGAAACCGGAGTTCCAGCAGACATACTGCGTACCCTTGCTGGCGTGGTAATCGCTGAACTTCTGAAACTCGTCCTGAATGTCCAGACCGGCGGCTTTGGCCTGCTCAATGTGTTCTGGTGTCGGAGCAAAGTTTTCCGGCATCACGGTTTTGCTTTTTGATTTTCCGTAAACAGGATTAATATTTTTATTATCTGGATCTATGACTGGATCATGACTGATTCCGGGTGCAGCTCCTGCACCACTACCGGAACCATTTGCACCACCCGATGCATCTGCTGCACCAGTCCGGGAACCATTTGCACCACTCACCCCCGCAGGATTTGCACCACAGGGTGCAGGAGATTCACCACTCACAACGGTAGCATCCAGGCGCAGATGATAAATATTTGACTGGTTCAGACCGTTGGCCGATTTTCGTGACTCAACACGAACCAGCCCCATTTTCACCAGTGCATTGATGTGGTTCTGCACTGAGCGTTCAGATATTTCACACTGCTCAGCAATGTACGGCACAGACGGCCATGATTCCCCCTGGTCGTTGGCATTGTCCGCCAGTTTGACCAGTACCAGTTTTCGCAGCGGGTTGCCTGTTTTTATCTGCAAAGCCCGTGCAGTTAAAATCATGCTCATGGTTTCACCTCATCCACTCGTGTATACCGTTCCTGAAAGGTCTTCAGTGGTTCAAAACACGGATGTTCATAGCCCTCACGCATGAAAATCACCCGGCTGTTTTGCCGGTCAAACCGGACAACACGGACTTTCCGTCCTCGCTTATCGGTGTAATACCGGTTCAGATTGTCAGCTGTTTCTTCAGGCATCCTGACCTCCGCTGCGGTAATAAAACTGTGACCAGCTGGCCTCCACCTTTTGCCGGTCTACCACTTCCGGTTTTTTCCGGTAGTTGTCGGCTGTGCCGCCACCCGGTATGCTTTCCACATAACGAAGTGGTTCACTGCCGGTAACAATGCATTTGAATTGCCTTTCCGGTATTGAATGAGTTAATCTGCTCATGCGTTTATCTCTTCACACAATTGATATGGCGCGATCGAAGCCGGGAGCCGTATACTCCCGGCTTCACCCTTTCTGAGTCTGGGTAAATAAAATAATCGTGGATTCAACCTCGTCTGTTCTGGCCTGCATGTCTCTGTAGTGTGCAGTCCGTATTGCATCCGCTTCTCCTGTGGTGATTTCTCCGTCCTCAATAGCCTTACTGATACACAGGTCCACAGCCCCGCGCATAACGGATGTCCTGACGCTCTTTTCGTATAAGTCAGTACGGCCGATTTCACTTTTTTTCGGGCTGTCCACCAGCAGCATTCCGGACTCAGCCGCAACATATTCGGCATACAGCACAGTTCCGGAGACTTCCTGCATCACCATGAGGTCATGATGATCAAAGAACCGGCAGCCGTTTTTCTCATAAAACCGGTTATTGAATGACGTCAGGGACAGGCCAAGGGAACCGGCCATTGCATCACGTCCTCCGGGGACCAGACTGCACATCTCTCTTACAACTTCTTTCAGGGATTGGTTTTTCATTGCCTACTCACTTTCAGTATGAGTTGTAGTTAACCGTGCTTTTCCGTGCTGCTATGCTGATAAAGTGCAGGGTTGTACTTGAGCTTTCCTTTTGTAATCTTCTCTATTTCATACGCCCTGCCTTTCGGAATCACATCATCCCATCCGGATACAGAGGGGTGCTTTATTCCAAGGGCATCCGCTGTTTTGCAGATACCGCCAAAGTAGTTAATGACATCTGCTTTTTTCATATGAAGTTCCTGATAAGTCAGTTACACACAAAATGTAAGATACCCTACATAACAATGTCAAGATTCCTACATTTCATTTTGGTAGGATTGCCTACATGGAAATAAATGAAAGAATACGGCTAAAACGCCGCGAACTTGGAATGACTCAGCAAGCACTGGCAGATAAGACCGGTGTAAATCGCGTGACTGTTACCGGGTGGGAAAAAGGTGACTACCAACCAAACGGAGTGAACCTGCAACAACTTGCAGAAGCATTAGAAACTAATGCCAAATGGCTCACTGATGGTGTGACAGATGAACAAACAAATGTCAGCTTTTCAAAATTCAACAACCCTCGTGGTGAATACCCTTTAATTTCATGGGTTAGTGCAGGTAATTGGTGTGAGGCTCTGGAACCGTATCACCGGAAAGTAATTGATAAATGGTACGAGACGACCGTGTATTGCTCTGAAGAATCTTTCTGGCTTGAAGTAAAGGGAGACTCTATGACTTCTCCATCAGGCCTGAGTATCCCCGAAGGAATGGTGATTCTGGTCGATCCGAGGGTTGAACCGGTATCAGGGAAACTCGTCGTGGCAAAAATCGACTCTGACAATGAGGCTACATTTAAGCAGTACATTGTTGATGCCGGTAATCACTATCTTAAGCCACTAAACCCGCAATACCGAATGATAGAAATAAATGGAAATTGCCGGATCATCGGTGTTGTTGTTGATGCAAAGATTGCCCGCCTGCCATAACCCGAAAAAATCTATAAACCCCAGCCTGGGGTTTATTTTTTCACCTCAATGTAAGTTTTCCTACAAAAAATCTTGACACGAAAATGTCGGATATCCTACATTTGTGCTATCGAAATGTAGGAGAGTAATTAATGCAAAGCGAACCAATCATCACCACCAACAACATGTCAGCAGACGAAGTTGCAGCGTGGATTACTGAAAAAGACCAGGCGCTTCAAAAACTTCAATCACTTCGTGCTGAACGCCAAAGAGAGATCCGTGACCACGAGCGCACGATGGCCCGCCTCGATGAAGACATCGCCAGATGGGAAGACCTCTGTGCTTTAACAGTAAATCCGCAGTAACGGCTGCGTATCTGAATAACTGTGTGAAGAGTAAACGACCCCACAACAATAACCATGCAATACCATTA